CGGATGATTGCTTGGGCCATGGGTGTGAGCGGGATCATGCGGACGCTGGCGACGGTCTTGGCTACGGTTTCGGGAATGCGCCACTCGTTGGCGTCGAAGTTGATCTGGTCGGGGGCCATGTTGGCCAGCTCACGGATGCGTGCGCCGGTCAGCAGGCCGAGTGCCCACATGTCGGCTGCACCGAGTTCGTTGATGTCGATGAGCTTGTCGTAAATCTCCTGCCATCTCTCAAGGGTGACGGGCGAGTTCGCCTCACGGCGACCGACCAGTTCGTCACGAGTGGGGCGACCGACCTTGATCGTGCTCCAATCGGTGGCGGTGTAAGGACGGGCGTGATCGACGAGGTAGTCACGGATCACGGAGCGAACGCGGCTTTGTTTTATGCCGGCATAGCTGTGCTTGATCTTGCCGTCGAAGAGGGATCGGGCCCACTGCTGCCAATGTTCGGGCGTGACGTGCTCGAGGTAGTGGCGTCCTTCGGCGTGCTGGTGAGCCATGAAGTCCTCGAAGGTGGCGGCTCGTTGGGCGATGGCGGCTGGGCCGATGGGTGCGTTCTTGTTGTGCTCGAGGACGGCGTACAGCGGCGTGAGAGCGCCGAAGGCTTCGATCACGGTACGCGCTGGGTCGGCTGGCGGATGCTCTTCGGGAGCCATGATCTCATCGACGTGCTGCTCAAGCTGCTCGAGGGTATGGCGTGGATGGGTCTGCTCGAAGTGCCGGTCGATGGCGTCGAACGGGTTGAGGCTGGCGATTTGGGCTCGCAGGACTTCGGCTCGGTAGCTGTCCCGGTTGATCGCGGCTTTCGCTTTTATGATCTGGGCGCGCATGCTCGTGATGATAGGAGCAGCGAGGCGTTCGGCTTCGCGGCGCGATTTCGTTTTGAGGCTGACGTGCATTTCGGTGCGCTGAATAAGGGGCTGGCAGTCGGAGGGGACGCGCATTCTGACGTGGTAGTGCCCGGAAGGGGACTTGCTGAGGTACATGTGGTCGGTCCTTTTTGTTGGACCGGCAGAATGACGGGTGTGGAGCGCTCTGGCGGTAGCGTGGAGTGCAGTTTTCTGTGGATAAGTTCTGCAAGTGCTGTAATTACAGTGGCTTACGGGCGTTCAGGGGTGTCCGATGAGACAGGCTGTTTCAGATTGTAACAGCCGAAACGATGAGCGTCGTAAGGTACTGTAATCACGGCACATTTTTGAGGTGTCCACACGGAGCGTGTGGAGACTTGAATGCTGCAATGTGTTGTGAACGTGGAGCTGGCGTCGCTGGCGTCCACGAATTTTTTCGGTCAAAGTGCATTGACCGCCGCAGATATGTCAGCGAATAACCTTCCGACGTTCGCATTTTGTTCACATTGATGGCGGATGTCGGACGGTGCGCTGAGGCACAAAAAAACGGACGGGGGTTGTGGCCCCCGTCCGCCCAACCGAGCGGACCGACCAAGGTTCGCTCGACGACCACGAAAACGAAAGGAGTTGTTCGTGATACCGTGCATATCAAACATTTTAGAGAGCTACGCAAGAGGGCCGTATGGTCGCCCGTGTGGTCACAAGTTGTGGCTGACCTGCGCGTCTGCATTCGGCAGCGTAGCCGGAGGGAACCCATGAACGACGAAGTACAGCATAAGCTGGGCACGCATGTGCCGATCTTTAGTAAGGCGATGAAGGGCTGGCTGTTTCAGCAGGCTTGGCTCGTAAGCGCCGTTGATAGACTACTGCACCCGATACGGTGGACCTCGATCTCGAAAGGTCAGGTATGGAACCCACCGCCACGGGGCAACGTGGAGGCCATAGCTTCATGGACATATCGTCCGCCGTCCTGACGGACATCTTCTGTAACCAACTTCATGGGCTCGACGGCAACGTCAAATCTGACGTTGTAGAGGCCATGGTTAGTCACGTTAATTCATGTTCTGAGACGGAGCTGCGAGACCTAGCACTGAGGCTGGTCGAGCATATAGCTACGGACGGTACTGAATTTTAGTAACGGGCTGTCCGAGGGCTTCACGGAGCTCTCGGAAGTCTAAGACGTACTCCATGGAGTTGATCACGCCTTCGTAGGGATCATCCATGTTCGGCGCGTAGTCTTCGGGCTCAGTGCTACGGAGCTTCACGTCCTCGCCAACAGCTAGATTTGCAAATGTGTTGGCCACGTCGAGAGGTGGCACTTCTAGGGCCACCTCATCGGCGCTTTCGGCAGCGCCACTGAACATTGCCAGCTCAGAGGCCCGCCGGTTGCGGAGGCCATCGAGCGGCTTGCCGTCTGCGTTGATGTAGGCGGGCATTTTCTCCATGACCGTAGCAAGATCACGCTTACCGTTGTCGGTGAGGTTGTTGAGGTTGCCCGGTCCCAAGTTGTACGCGAACGAGGTCAGTGCATTGATCTGACTGTCGTTGAGACTGGTGTAGCCATGGCCCGCTGCCTGCTCGTAGCGGTCGAGCTTGGCCACCACGTCGTTGCGGATCTCCTGAATTTCGTCACGCATGAGTTGCTCGGCCTGCTCAATCGTAATCGAGCGATCGCCGCTGCGCAGCTCGTCCTCCGGTATGCCAAGCATTTTCGCGGCGCGCTTAATGTTCGTGCCATAGCCAATGCTGTATTGCGCGCCGTCATTGTACGCAGTCAGGTAGCGCCGGTTGCTGCCGCTGGGCGTGATCGCGCCGGATGCCTCGAAATGGCGGATCAGGCCAAACAGGTCGTCCATGGAGCCAGCCTCGTGGCCGCTGACATATCCGTTGGTGGCTGGTGCGCCGAGTGGGTCGGCCATCGAATGTTCTCCAAAACTGGGTGTCCCAACTGTCCCAAAAACTTAGCGACCGAGTTCACTCGTGTCGTCCTGCTGGTCCGACAAAGCCGACAATGTTTGGAGCCATGTTTCTGCATGCAGAAAAAAGTGGACCCCGCCGTCGCACGTTGAGACCGTGTGCTAGGGGTGGCGGGGTCCGAGGTTGGCTGTAGCCGCCGAGAGAATAAAACGGCTACAGCGCTTGTGCGAAGTTCTGTGGGCACGGGAAGGCTTCGAGCACGGCGAGTGGAGCCACCAGCTCGAGGATGCCGCCGGGTTGGTCGAGGAGTTCGTTGTTGACGAGGAACCTGCCAAAGAGGTCGAGCAGCTCGTAGTTCGTGATGTCGTGCGGCATGCAGATGATCGGCGTGAGGTCATTGCCGAGTGTGCCCATCGCTGAGGCACCGCCGATGGTGCCACGGGCGTAGGCCCACAAAGGATCGCCGGGTGCTTCGACGTTGAGTTGGAGTTCGGTCATCCATTCCCACGGAGGGGTGGTGTACGGGACGTAACGTTGGGCGGCGGCTGTGGCCGAGGCGAGCAGGCCAACGAGGGCCATGGTGATGCGGGCATACATGATCATTCCTTGAGTGTGCCGGGGACATAACTCCGTCCGAGAGCCCGGATGGCGGCCTGCTCGGCGGAGGTGGCACGTTCGGTTTTCGGGATTAGTCCGAGGGCCATAGCCTCGGAGGCCGTGTGGTTCGCCTTCTTGTGGTTGCAGTCGAGGCAGCACAGGGCGACGTTCGGATGGTCGGGACTACGGCCAGAGCCACCGAGTTGTTTCGGGATGATGTGGTCGAGCGTGAGCTTGTCGGGCTGGTCGTACTGGCTGACGGCGAGTGGGCGGTCGCAGTACAGGCAGCGGTCGATGAGCGAGGCACGAGCGGGCTGGTGCTTGCGTGACCGGCGTGGTCGGCGAGATGGTCCGGCCTTACGCATCGAGCTTGTCCGGCGTGCCGGTGGCGAGGGTCTCGAGGTCGTCCATCATTTGCTTGGCCACGATCATGCAGAGGTCGATGTCCGGGTCTGAAAGGTCGAGCTCGTCGAGTGGGCCATTGTTCATGTGGACGTACAGCATGGCCTGCACGGCGAGGCTGAAATCGTCGTCCCAATCCTCGAGGATTGCTGCGGCTACGGTCGAGTGGATGGTCGGGAAGGTCTTCTGCTCGACGATGCCGTCGATGAGGGGCCACACCATTGTGGCGTGCCGGTAGAAGCGGGCTTCCTGATACATCTGCTCGGCGACGACACGAGGGAACATGACCGGCACGTTCTCCAATGGGCCCTCGCAGAAGAGCTCGAACAGGTCTTCGACGCGCTCGATCTTCGTGTCGCGCAGCGAGATGATGTCGGGCAGCGGAAGAGGGTACTCGCTGACGGCCTTGTCAACGTGCTGCTCGACGGTGCTCTCAGCCAGTGAGCCAGCGCAACGTGCTGCTGCCATGACTAGGGCAGGCTCGTACTGGTCCCACTCGGGCGGCAACAGGCAGGACGCAGCGGCACGGTATTTCGTGGCGTCGGTGTCGGGTTGGTCGGTCTTGTCGATACTGACGACGGCGACGAGGACGGCGAGGACGTTCTCATTTATGTCTGCCTCGGCCACGATGGTGTCGTAGGCTTCGATCATGGCGGGCTTGAAGCCAGATTGGGCTTCGGCAATTTCGTCGTCCGGTATTTCGGTAGGGTCTTCCCAGACTAGGTCGGCGACATCTAGGTCGTCTGGCTTTCGTGCCATGGTTCATCTCTCTCTTGGTCGGTCTCTTCGGTTGGGCGGGGCCCGTAGCCCTGCTGAGTAAGGAAGGCGCGGTAGAGGGCCATCCACTCATGCAGCCGCATGAAAACGTATGAGTTCTCCATCGACTGCTTGTTGCGGCGGGTGATGACGACGGGCAGGTCGTTGCCGCAGTTCTTCACTGCCTGTGTCATGAACTCCGTGAGGTTGATCTTCTCGACGCGCTTGGCTTCGATAGCGATGCCCGGAGTTCCAATGAGGTCGGCGAGGGCTTCTTTACGGCCCCCGCCGGACAACGGCGTGCGGTGGGAGGAGATGCCGCACTGCTCGTTGAAGTATTCGGCGAGGTCGCGTTCGTAGCGGTCGCCCTTTTGTTTTGACCCGCGTCCCGTCACCATGCCCTAGTCTCCGCTGTAGCCCGCACGGGCGCGGCACTTGGAGCACATGTAGTAGCCCTTGGGTCGATCTTCGGTTGAGCCACAACGTATGCACGGTCGCTGCCAGCGGGGAGCGTCTTCGCTTGGAAGGCGAGCGTACTTGGCACCGTCGAATGTTCGGATGCCGTACCGGTGGAGCAGACGCTTGAGCGTGTCGATTGATACGCCGAGCTTGTCTGCCTGTTCACCATAGCTTCGCCTCAGTTGATTACGCTTGAGCCACTGGACCTGCCGTTTGGTGAGGTGAACCTCTTTGCCCATGCGCTGACCCAGATTAAATCTGTTTACATCTTTTATGCGTCATTGCTGAAGTCGTCAAGACATTTGCACTCGGGCGCTCTGGCCCCACCAAGGGGCCAAGAGAGCGCCCCGTCGTTCAGCTTCAATCGTTCAGGGTTCAGGATCAGTTTTCAGGGCTCAACCACTGGGCGAAAACTATTAGGTCAAATCCGATTTGACACGCAAAAAAAATCGAGCTAGTCTCGCCCCTTCAGTAGTTCGACACTGATGATCGTTTTCTCTCTTCGCTTACGCTACGAGAAAACGATCTTCTAACCATTGAACCTGATCCTGAACCCTGAACCCTGAACGATGTTGAAATGTTCGACATAGTTCGACTACTGAAGGGGGAGCGCGTGTCGAAAATTGACCTCGCACGTCACAACCTCAAGACGAAAGAGTTGTCGGCGCGTTTGCGAGAGCAGGAACGACAGCGCAACCGAGAACGTGACCCGGCTGCTGCTGAAGTGATCGACAAAGTCAGGGAATTATTTGGTGAGGCCCGAGTGATTTACCTCGGGCCTCGGCGTCCGCCTCTTTAGAAACCTACGGATGCCATCGTGCGACGAACTTCTGCGAGCGGCAGTTTCATAGTCGTTGCCACAGCCTTGTGCGGGTCGTTCTCACCAGCGGCCCGCGCAAGAGCAAACTGTCGATGCACAACCTGCCTCAGCGTCCGCATACCGACCAGCCGCACACTGTCATGCACCACAGAGTACGCCTGCCCCATCAACAATGGGTGATTGTGCTGCTCCTGCCGGTCACGGACTTTGCCAAAGGTGATCCGCGAAATGTTGCGCAACACCTCATCTGATCCCAGCATGCCGTTGTCCATAAGAATGCCTTGGTCAATGGCCACGGTGTCAGCACCGGGCTCGAGTGACCGCACATAGTTCTTCTCGTCGTCCACCCAGATGCCGCCCATCCGGCGAGCGAGCTGCTCGTCGAACACCGCAGGCTGCACAATGAGCTGCGTCTCGATGTTCGTAAGCTGGTGGGCTGATCCGCTCTCGATCTGAAAGCCATCATCTCTGGCCTTGTTGGTATGGTGGAGCAGAACCACGGCACAGCCCAGACGCTTCAGGCGCATGATCAACTTGTTGTAGCCGGTCCACGCCTCCGCCCTGCTCTCTTCCATGCCCGGAAAGTGGCTGCGCACGGTGTCGATCACAACAACCGTGTACCGCCCCGAACGCACCAGACTGACCAGCTCGTCCATGGCTTCCGAGCGATTGGCGAAGTCGAAGGCCGTATCTTCCCAATCGCCATCGTTAAACAGACGGGCGGGCAGAACGTGCAGGTTATCGCCCGAGTTGCTCATGCCACGCATTGAGCGCATCCGGTCGATGATGGTGTACTCGCTGTTCTCTGGATCGAGATAGAGCACCTTCGGCGTCTCCTGCACGAACAGTGGCCCAACAAACTTGTTGAGGTGGTGCGGGTCACAGGCTGCCATGAGCGAGCCCAGCACGAAGTTGGACTTACCAGAGCCCGAGTACCCGTTGACCAACGTCGCTGAACCACGTTGAAACAGGTGCTCAATGATGGGCTTGGGTGGCTCGGGCAGAGCCGCAGCATAATCGTCGAGGTTGGCAGCGGTGATGGCACGGAACCGAGACGTGAGCTTCGGCGTTGAAGTCTCGAACCGCTCGGGGTGCTGGCGCTTTTCCATTTCGACGATGGACTGCCACGTCCGGTCGGCTTCCTCATGATCAAAGCCTTCGAGGTACTTCTCAGCCAGCTCGTGTGCCCGCTGCTCCGCCTCGCCCAGCGAGAGCCCGCTGGCTGCGCTGGCAAGGTAGCCGCACAGACGGGCGAACGCTTGGTTACGCCCGCCTTCCACTATCTTGCCGCCCTGCTTTTCAGCGTTGTCGATGAACTCTTCGACGGGGGTCATGGCGTGCAGCTCAGCAAAGCCAAGCTCAGCAGCGTCGGCCTTGTCGTAATACTGAAGGTGACTGCGCTCGAACTGGTAGCCGGGCCAGATCGGAGCTTCAGTTAGGTCTACGTCGCATAGCCATTTAATCACCCCACTTGGGGCAGCCCTGACGTAACCGCCGTCCGCTTTGAAGTCGAGGCCCGACACCCGAGGCCATTCTCTGTCGTGACGGGCCACACTGCCGCCGACCTTGTTTTTTAGCGGGCCGTTGCCGGGGTGTCGGTAGTAAAAATGATACCCACGTTTTGTGCGGGCAATTACCGGCGAGGTACAAAGACCCATGGCCTTGGCACTGTCGAGCAGATCGACGCTGTCGATGTCCACCACGACGTACCCGCTATCCTCACCGCAGGCCACTGCCCATTCTGCATCGGGTGCTGCCTTGGCCCAAGCGACAAGCTGGTCGTCGTCCGGCCATTCAGTCTGCCACCTCTTCCATTTGAACACAGGGGCCTTCCGGCGCTTGGGGTCGGAGTGGTCCTCTGAATGCACAGGGAATGGCTTCAGCCCTATGTCCAGCAGCTCTCTGGCTGTGTCATCCCAGCTCATTTCTTACCCCGCTTTTTTGCGGGCCGATCAATGAAGTCCAGCCAGTTTAGGCCGGTGCGGTCATGGATGCTCAGCAGGTCAACTGATGACATCCGATTGTTTCTGATCCAGTAGTGAACGCCGCCGCGTGTGCGTCCTGTCATACGGCTGACCTCGGCCAAGCCGCCTGCTGCATCCACAAATTTCCTCACGTTGAAGGTGTGTTCGTCGGTCATTTTTTTTCTCGGTTGTGGTGTAAAGAACTGTTGACTAGACCCATTCAATTTTCTAAACAAGTCAAATCTGTTTACATCAAAGGAAGGAACTAAACCAACCGAAGAGACCGACCAAATGACCCTTCCAATTTTTTCGACGAAAGACATCGCCAAGCTGGAACCGACCAAAACGCTCCTCTACGCCCACCACGGCTGGGGCAAGACTACGGCGTGTCTGCACTACCAAGAACACTTTGGTCCCGGCGTCATCATCAGTGGTGAGGCGGGGCTCAAGAGCTTGGGTGCGTCCGACATCGACTTCATGCCCTTCTCCTCGTGGGACGGTAAGCACGATCCCGAAACCGGCACGCTGTCGTTTGTGGGCATCACCAAGATCATGGCCAGCCCTGAGTTCAAAGAGCGTGGCTACAAATGGTGTGCCATCGACAGCCTGACCGAGTTGAGTGAGCGCCTGCTCCAACACCTCGAGAAGAAGCACGAGCAGAACAAAAACAAGTTCGAGCTCTGGGGCGACTACAACCGCGACCTACTCGGCGCGTTGAAGTGGATCAGAGACAAGTCCGACATGCACGTCCTCGTGACGTGCTTGGCCAAGGAAGAGAATGACGCCAACGGGCAGACCCATTTCTGGCCACTCGTCAAAGGGAACGCGGTGTCCAAGCACGTCCCGTCTCTCTTTGACTATGTATTTGCGGGGGCCAAGGAAACGGACCCCGGAAAGGACGGCACCGCTCCTCGAGTGCGTCGTCTCGTCATCACCGATGAGATCAACGGCTACCACGGCAAGGCGCGTGACCCACGCGGCGTGCTGAAGCCGGTCGAGGAATGTTCAAACATCACTACGCTGCTGGACCGTCTGGCCGCAGCATAACGGGAGATACGAATGTCTTTCTACGATTTAGACGCTGAAGGTCTGGAGCTGAGCACTGGTGAGCTGCTTGGCCCCGGCCTGCACAAAGTAACCATCGCCAAGGCGGAGTACGACGACGGCACGAAGATGCTGAAGTTCCGCATGAAGAACGACAAAGGCATCGCATTCGCTAACATGCGGTTCGATCCTGAGAAGCCAAAGCAGCGGGACTTCAACCGTAAGCGCATGCTGATGATCGCAACCGCACTCGACCACCCAACGCCAGCCAAGTTCGCCAGCAAGGGTGTCGAGTGGTACGAGGGGCGCGACCTACTGATCACGCTGAAGGAAAGCGAATACTCGCAGTACCCGGAGCTGATCAACGTGGCCGCAGTGCAGAAGGAAGTGAAGACAGCCACCGAACAGTTTGACGACGACATCCCGTTCTGATGACTGCTCCTTGGGAAGACGACGATACGACCATCCCCGCTCAGGCTTCACAGGCTTGGGCGGGCGAGGTCGTTGACGCCATAGACCGCTCGTATCAGCGCAAAGATGATGGCAAGCCCCGCTCGTATATCGGCGGCTCCATGATCGGCAAGGAATGTGACGCGAGCGTTGCCTTCGGCTTGCGTGGTTTTCCTGACAACGACTTTCCACCACGGGTTCGCCGCATCTTCAGAGACGGCCACAAGATCGAGGATGATGTTGTGTCCGACCTGAAGCGCGGTGGGTTCCAAGTGTGGGATCGTGACGCCGATGGGCGGCAGTTCGCCTACCATAGCCATGGTGGGCATGTGCGGTCGAACATCGACGGGAAGATCGAAGGGCCCGATGGCGAGGTCTACCTGCTCGAGATCAAGAGCATGAACGATGCGAGCTGGAAAAAGTTCGTGAAGACCGGCGTGGCCAGTAGCCACAGCCACTACGCGGACCAGTGCCAGTTTTATATGGGTGCATCTGGCATGCGGCACGCATTGTTCATCGCTTACAACAAGAACTCGAGCGAGTACCACGCCGAGATCGTGCCCTTCGATCAGTTCCGATACGAGGGCCTACTCGCCAAGACCGAGCGTGTGCTCGAGAGCGGCAACGGACGCCGCATCACCAACGATGGCCCCGGCTTTTTTGGTTGCCGCTTCTGCTCGAAGCGCGACGCCTGTTGGGAAGGACTGGCCCCTGAGACTGCGTGTCGGACGTGCGTCCACTCGAAGCCCACAGGCGAGGGCGCATGGTTCTGCACTCGGCTCAAGGAAGTCCGTGACGACCCCTGCGACGACTACAAAACATGGGCACCCGGAGAGAAAATCTGATGGCCAACTCGATCCGCGACCTCGGCAAGACCGGCGTGAAGTACGACAAGTTCAAGAACCGGCTGGACCTGCTGCCCACTGATGCCCTGCGCGAGATCGCGCTGGCGTTCACCTATGGGGCGCACAAGTACGAGGACAGGAATTGGGAGCGTGGCGTCAACCACAGCCAGCTCTACCGGGCCACACTTAATCACCTGATGGCATGGCACGAGCGAGACGACTTCGACGACGAGACCGCCCTGCCCCATCTGGCGCACGCAGGCGCGTGCATACTCATGCTGCTATCCATTCACCTACGAGGAGTTGGCAATGACGACCGACCACCAATACAGCAACGAGCACTCGGAAACGGAACTGACATCGCCAAGCTCCACCGAGCCGCCGAGAGAGCCCGAGACGAACAGTCAAAACGAGAGGGCGTCGGAGCCAACGAGGCCCGAGACATCACCCTCCACGCCAGTAGTGAGGTTAGCGGCGTCGGCGTTTGAGCAGGCTCGTGAGGCGGAAGCTGGGCTCGGTACGCCGACAGGGATTGGCGCAGTCTATGCGCTTGCGGCGGCGCTTGGAGAGGTCGTTGCGGCAGTCTCGGCGAGTGACGAGGAAGCCGAAGAGAACTTCAAGCGAGCACTGAGCACGTCGCTGCATCGGCGCAATTTAGTGATGGCGCAGAAGGCTCAGCTACAGAGCTCCTGATAGACGAGGTTATGGGCCAGCACCTGACGCTTGGTCTCAAGGCTGTCCTCTGGGACGACGTAGATGTAGTCCCAACTATCGCAGCCAGCCCTCGTTGCGCAGCCGCTCATCAACATCACGAGCACTGAGCCCGCGAACAGAAGTGCGAATATGGCGAGCGGCTTCGGCGGCTCTTCGTTGTTCACGTTCAATCCTAAGATTTGCATTAGCTTTACCAATCGCTTTACCTCGCGCGTACATGGTCATGCCAAACAGGGCCGCCAGTCCGACTAAGACCAGCGCCCCTGCCTGTGTGATTGCGTTGATGAGTTTAGCTGCGTCCATATCCACTCACTTTTGAGCCGTAAGAGCTGACGCCGTAGCTGTCGCTGCTCTTCTCTTCCACTTCGCCCGCCACCGTATCGACTACGGTCTCGCGGAATGGCCTGATCTGGCCAGCAATAGGAATGCGTGAGGTCACGGTACGCACCGCCGTCCGGCGGCGAGACTTGCCCTCAGGATCTGGGATGGCCAGCAGCCCACTCGCCACCTTCGGAACGTCACCGAACACGACCGAGAACGATGGGCCCATCATCAGGCTGGCCATGCGCTCACGACCGTAGGCGTCGTTGTCCATCTGCGCCGAGCTGTCGTAGATCATCTGGCCGAGCAGACCGAGGCCGCCAGCCGTGAACATCCCGGCGATGTAGTGGCCCATGAAGGCGTCGAACGCCTCTTGGTCTGCGAGCAGTCCCTTGAAGATGAAGTCCTCGCTCAGCCGCTTTGCGGCGACCTTGCCGAACTCGTCGTTGTCCTCGCCGCCACGGCCCATGACCACGTCCTTGGCCGAGTTGGCCCCGATGCCAAACAGTGGAGCCAGAATGAAGACACCCGCTGGGCCGAGGTAGCTGGCCGCCGTGACGATGTCGCCCTTGGCCATGGCCTCGCGCATACCGCTGTAGGTGGTCGAAGCCATGTTTGTGACCAGCCGCTCGTACATCATCGGGAACGACTTGAGCTGGGCCACGGTCTTAAACCACGGGCCGTTGTTGGCCCACGAGGGCAGCTCGTTTGGTGTCGGCGCGAAGATCGTCTCTTTGACGAACTGGTTCACGGCGTTGCCGACCGAGGCGTCCTTCAGGTCGAAGGTGTCCTTGCGGAAGTCCAGCCCGAAGTGGGCGAGATAACGGAAGGCTTTTTTGAACGCTGGGCTTTGCTCAGCCATCGACACGTTGGGATTGTGCAGCTTGGCTGCTCGAGCCTGCTCAGCGCGGAAGCTCTCAAGGCCGATGAGCCCGGAGATTTGGCTGTTCATGTTCGTCCAGCCAGTCAGGCCCGTGCCACGGAAGAACACGTCCTGCACCACGTCAGCCCCGTCGCCTGTCATCTCAGTCAGGCGAGATGCGATGACACCGTCCATGCCCACACCAATGCGGCGGAGCGCACGCTTGGTCTCGTCGTCCGCTGTGACGGTAGCCTTGAGGAAGCTCTTCCAGCCACGAGCGAACGCCTTGAAGTCGCCAGTGCGCAGCAGCGGCATGGCGATGTCCGAGAACGAGGTGAGCGTGGTGAACGCCAGCAGCGTGACGTTGTTGAAGCGACGCATCAGGCGACCAGTGTTGTTGGCCAGATCGTTGCCGCCCTGCCCACGCCGCACGGCGTAGAGCATGTTGGCCTCGAGTGCATCGAGATCGGCTGCGCCAAAGCCCGACTGCTCTCCTCGGTGGTCTCGCAGGCCGTCGATGATGGCCTGCACTCGACGCTCGAAGCCACGGTCGATGACATTATCGCCAGACTTCGGCGCGAACTGCATCAGGGTTGTCTGAGCGCCCTTCACGTCACCCGAGTTGACCATGATCGTAACCTGCTCGGCGAGCTGGCGGGCCAGCTCTGGGCGGCGGGCGAACGGAGCAGGCACCTTGTAGCGCACCTCTGAACGGTCCACGTTGTTGCCATCGACAGTCGTCATCTGGCGCGTGAACACCTTGTCCGAGCTGAGCAGCTTGGCCACACCGTCCGTACCCTCTTGGGCCACCTTCACATAGTCGTAGGCGATGTGGCCGCCGAGACCGAAGTTCTTGGTGTGGTTAATCTTACGAGTGGCCTGATCCATGTACCGGACGATGTTGCCCATCAGCGAGCCGTCCATGAACTCCATGGCCTGCTCGTGCAGCGCTGGGTACTTCTGGAAGTGCAGCACTCGGCTGTGCTCGATAGCGTTGATCGGGTTGCCGTTACCGTCAAAGTCGGTGGTCGGCAGGATGCCATTCGCGTCATTGCCAACGATGGATCGGATCACGCCCTCGGCAAACGCCTCACTGTCCATGCGGTGGGCAGTAACAGCAGCCTCGGAGGTGGACACCTCGAGGCCACGCTCGGCGTTGTAGAGGCCGATGAGCAGCTTGCGGAACGCCGGGATGTTGCGACGGATGTGATCCTGATCCCAGACCTGTCCGAAATAGTCGCTTCCTAAATCGCCGATGGGGATACCCTCGGCGCGCATCCGGTCATGAACATCACGGTAGGCTTTGCGTACTTCGGTGTAAGCGGTGCGCTCGTCGTCGTTGAGCAGGCGGTAGGCGTCGCTGGCCTCGCCCATACGCAGAGCTTTGAGGATACGGTTCTCGCTCTCGCTCTGCTTGTGTGCCAGACGATGACGGCCCTTACCTCGACGTGGCTCGTTCAGGTAGTCCCACGTCCGCTTGAGAATGTGCGAGTTGTCACCACGGGCCTTGTTGATCACGTCCATGAGTGGCGTGACGTAGCTGGCCAGTTGCTGGCGCTGGTCGAGCTCGAACGAACGGAAGCGAGCGGCGATCTGCTCGTGGCCAAGGTAGCTCATGCGGTCGGCGATACCGCGCATGAAGCGGTTGTATGTACGAACCATGCCGTTGACCTTGCGCTCGGGCAGCTCGCCGTTTGCGCCACGCTCCATGTCGGCGATCAGCTCGGAGAGCTCGGGGTCCATACCCTGCTCCACTCGCATCTCTTCACGGATCTCGATACGAGCGGGGTCGGGGCGCTCGCCGCTCATGGCCATGACCATTTGATCGCCCATGCTGTCGTAGATACGCGGCTGCGTATCGGTCGGCATGGCCATCTCTGGCATGGTGAGGGCTGGGTTGGTGAGGGCACTGACTTGCTCGGTGCGGTACAGAGCGATCTCGTCGGAGGCACCACGGCGGAACTGAACGCCGTCGTAACCCATACCTCGGAACATCTGCGCCATACGAGCTGGGCCGACGGAGCCAGATAGGATGTCCATCAGCTCGGCACCCGTCAGGTCGGTCTTGCCGATCATGTCAGCCCGGAAGGACTGCGCTGCACTGGAGTTGGTGCGGCCAAGGTAGTCGCTGATCGCCACTGGTAAGCCTTGGGCCACATTGTAGCGCGCACTCTCGGTGAGGTCGGCGAGGCTGCGTGCAGCAATGACAACCGGCGTAACGCTCGAGGCTGGCGTGTTGTTCTCAGCCAGAGCGCCCCGCACTGCCGAGATGTACTTCAGCAGCTTAGCCCGCTCCGCCTTGCGGATGGCAACGTGTGGCCCACCATCGGCGATGGCAGCACGCACGGCAGAGAGCTGCTCTTCGAGCGCAGCAAGGCGGCTGTTCAACTCGGCTGTGAGCTCAGGCTTCACAGCCTTGGCCATGTTGCGACGCTGAGGTACGCCGCCGGGAGCGGCGGAGACGTAGACGGCTGCACCGGCAGGACCGCCGGAGGCAACGCCGCCAGTGTGGTTTGGAGAGCCGTCAGGTGTCTGGGCGTAGAAGACCTGCCCCTCGCCCACCGTGCCACGAGTGAAGGCGTTGACGCCCCGGCGCAGGCGAAGGCCACCAGCCTCTATGACTTCGCTGGCCACCTCGGCTGCGATGGATGGCGGCACTGGCTTCTTCGGGTCGAACACGTCAGCGTGTGGCTTGTTGGCCATCGGCGTGTCCATGTCACCGTAGATGTGCGCGCGCCAGTAGCGCTGGCGCATGCCGCTGTCCTTGACGATACCGTTGATCGTGTAGGCCGTGGCTTCCTGCGCGCGTTGTAAAGCGTCACTTACCTCACTGCGGTTAGGCAGCTCGTTGAGGCCAGTGCGTTCACCACGCAGACGCTTAGCTACAGTCTCGCCGATGTCGTCGCCGAGTTGAGCGATCAGGTCGCGCTCTCTGGGTGACAGTGCAGCACGAGTTGCCATACCGGCGAGCTCTGCCATTGCCTTGTCGTCGCCGCGTAGTAGACGGGTGGTGACGCCGCGCAATGCACTGCGCAACTCTCTGAACTGGAGGCTGGTCTCCAGCAGGGGCGCATCGGCAGTGGAGATGGGCTGCCCCGAGATTGCAGCGGCGTCACTTTCCATCGGCAGATTGGCGTCGCCAGCTTCGGCGGAGCCCTTGCCACGCAGGTTCAGCAGGCGACCGAACATAGTGCGCAGGTCTTCTGCGCCCTCGCCTCGGATGTCCATCCGCATTTGAAGACGACGGACGGATGGGCGCGTGCCGAAGTGGTTGACCAGACCAAGGTCCGCTGGGTCTGGCACAAACGGACTTTCGGGGGCGATGCCCTCCGAGATGTCGATCCGGTTTTTAAGTTCGGCCATGACAGCAACGAGCGTGTCATCGGTAAAATCTGTAGGATCTGGCTCACTGCGCAGCAGGTCGAACGCGGTGTCAGCCAGATCGGTGGTTTCCATGTCACGGACAATTTGCAGCAGCTCGTCATCCGCAGCGGATGCTGGGAGGTCGAGCTCACCAGCCCGAAGGCGGCGACCAACGAGGTGGGCAATGACCCGACCATCAGGCTCGTTGCGGAGCTCACGGGCCTTGGCCATCATCTCACGAACGGTGCGGATGCTGGAGACAGTTACCTCGCCGTCGATAGTGGCGTCGATGACCACGTCTTGGTCGAGTAGCGCCTCACCCATGCTGCCGTCCTCGAGCCGCTGGATCAGCGCAAGCTGACGGTCCAGCCGTGCGTCGGCGCGGGCGAGTTGACGACGAGTTTCGGCGGTGGCCTCGGCAGACAGTGAGGTCTTGCCGCGCTTCTGAAGACGGTTGAGTTGGCCACGCTCGACGATTTCGTACTGCGAGGAATAAAGGTCGTCGATCTTGACCAGCAACTCTTTGATCCCGCCTTCCTCGACGTACAGGGCCATGAGCTCGTCGCCCTTCTCTATGCCGCCCTCGATCTGGAAGCCGGGGCCCAGATCGGTGTAGACGCCTTCGTCGAAGTGTTCGGCGCTGTTGCCCGAGATGATCTCGTACAGCTTCTCGCGCATGACGCGGATTTGCAGGTACTGGCTCTTGACCGGATAGAAGACGCCAGTGGTGCGCGGCTTGACGTTCTGTCGGCGAGCGATGAACTCGGCCTCTTTACGGCTCATGCCAATCGAGTTGAGGTAGCCAAGCAGATCCTGAGCGGAGGACAGGATGCTGGCATCGTCACCCGCCATTATCGCCGCCCGCATTCTCTGGTCGATTTCACCCTGCTCGGTGAAGCGCTTGAAGATGTGGACACCCTCGTCACGACGCGGCTCGGAAAAACGGCTGAGGCGGTGGCGCTCGCCCTCGGGGTCGCTCAGCAGGCGCGCGAACAACGGACGGAGCTCGTCGTCCACACGGTTCGGGTCCATGATGCCCCGAATGAACTTCTTGATGCGTGCGCCCATTTTCTGCCAGAAGTCCACCATCTCAGGGGTGGCCTCACGCTGCGTGAAGTACATCATGCCCTGATTGGCGAAGTATTCCTGCGGGCTTTCGAGCTTGTTTCTGGCCGTCCCCGCTCCCGGCACTTTCTTCTTCAGCTCGGCCATGTCGAGCGTGCCGTCTTTGTAGAACTTGCGGGTGCTTTCCCAGAACAGTTGGCGCTCTTTGGCCGTCATGCCGTGGCGATACAGCCAGTGCATGGCTTCGTGGACAAAGATCGGGCCTCTGGCACGCAACGAATAATCCGCGTTCATTGCGTCTTCTACGCTGAGGTCCGGCATTCCGACGCGGGAGAGCCTGTCCGTCATACGGTTGATGCCATAGACCGGCCCATCGGCTTGCCTGATGAGCGGAGCGCCGCCAGTCTGCATGCCGTCAAACAGCGTCTCGACTAGCTTCAGGTCTGCTTCATCGAGCTTGCCGAGCGCATTTTTCAGCTCCTCAATCGCTTCTGTCCGCTCGATCTCTGGCATTTTCACGCCACGAGGGAACAGCTCCGATTGCAGTCGGCTCGTCTCACTCAGCGTTTCAAGCAGTACGTCCAGCTCGGCCTCAGTTCTCGGCCAACCTGTACTGTGAAAGTGGTTGAGCAGCTTCCAAAGCCCGCCGTAAGTTATGCGGCCGTCTTGTATAGACTGGACGAAAAGTTCTCGCTGTAGGGATGTCTCAAGAGACCCGCCGGGGAGCCGAAGGGCTATTTGCGACAGCTTTGCTGCTTGCTCCGGGCTGAGTAGTGCTGTGATCTCAGCGATGTCGTTCAGGGCTGGTGGGCCGCCTTCCTCGGTGCCGTCCGCTCGTGGCGTGATGGCTACCTCTTCGACGGTGCCCTCAACTTCTGCTGCGTCGAAGGCAGCAGCCTTCGCCTTCTTTCCGTTCTCAGTCGGACGCGCGACGTAGGCCAGCTCCCAATTCGCTGGGTTGCTCTGAGGGCCACCCTTCTTGGCCAGCATTGGACGGACGCCCCTGCCCGCTGC